AGGGTTTCGTCGCTGCGAGCAGCGTCCGAGGTTCCAGTCGCTTTCGCTCTGACGATCGCACTAAGCTTCGGGCGGGACACATGATGCAATGCCAGATGGGTGGTCGTTTTCTCAGCCGAAAGGTTGTTCAATGACTGCGCCATCCGGGTCGCCCAGTTAAACGCTGTGGCGGCTGGCCCGGGGGAATTAGGACCTTTCGCGGTTTTGGACTGACCGTCCTTGATCGCGTAATCCTTTTTCGTTTCCGTAAGCCACAGTTCTTCCAGGAAGACCGCGCCTGTCTTCGATTCATACGTCTTGAATTGGTTGAGCTGTAGCCCTAAGCGCCCCAATGCATCATAATAGGCCTGTTGGCAGGGCCGTGTCCACGCTGCCACGAAATCATCTCCCCCTGCGCAAAAGACCCTCTTCTTTCGAGCACGTCCGTCTCTCAAGCTAAGTCCTTGGGTGGCGGAATCGCCAGCATACTCATTGAGCATGGAGAGTACGAACCACGTGAGGGGCAGACCCATCAGGGCACCCCGCCGCGTCGGTAAGTTGCGTTTGTCGTTTATGTCGTACATCGGGCCAAGCAAAATCTTGCCCAATCTGACATCGTCATCCGTTATTCTCTCACCCAGTGCTTCGACGCAACCATCCCATATGGCCTCTGCCACCTCAAATGGGATATAGTCGGACGCTGCGGTCAGGTCAGCTGAGGTAAGTACGAAATCTTCCCTCTGGCCTAGGCTCATAGTAGCAAGTTGGACCCCTGCCGGGACACCTTCGTTCCCGAGCAGGGTGTGCTCGTGCACTGATGAGAGCTTAAGCAAGCTTATCAACATCCCGTTCAGCCTCTGGCCCCGGACCACGGCCCATGCTGGCGATATCGTTGGTATCCTTAGTTTCTGCCCCCTTTCTGGGAGCACCAACGGTTTCATTGGTAAGGCAGGCATCTCTGATGCTTCCCAATCCAACTGATCCTGTAGTGCCAGTCCTTCTGCTAGGACAGGTAGAACTTGAGCACGCACCTCAGGCGGCATCGCGCTGGGCAGAGTCGGTTCCTCGGGACCGATCTGCTGACAAGCATACCAGCCCGCTGGTGACGGCAATCCCGTTCCGAAGAACTCTCCCCGTGGGTGGGTCTCACTTTGAGTCCACTCCACTGGGGGATGTTCTTGGTTCGCGTAGTCCGGCATCGGCGGCGGCGTGCCTCTCAGCCTCAATGCCCGCTCCCTGTAGTACGTGTAAGCACCCCCTTTTGCTCTCGACACTTCCAGAGTCGCAGACGCATTTAGTTTGACGGGTCTTGGCCTTACGGCCCCCTGATACTTTTCGTGACGTTTGATTAGGTTGGTCATGGTCCTTCGGGTCCATTTTCTGATCTTCTCATTCTCAGCGGTCTGCTCGGCCTTCGTGCCGGTGCGCCCTTCGATGAAGGATGTTCCATCTAGCGCTTTGTCGCTTGGTGTGAATGTTCCAAGACGGATGCGCCACTCGGACAGTTCATCCACCTCCAGAGACTTCAGCATGTCTGGCTGGGGTGGAGGGATGGATCGTCCGACGTTAGCGAAGACCCAAGCATTCCGCCTCGTCCAGGCAGCCATCAGACTGCCACGAATAAATGCGTCATGCGTGTCTTCTCCCCCCCTCCGAAAGAAGCGGGGGGCGTTGCCGATCCTTTTGATCCTCTGGCCAGCACCACAGGCATACGCCTGAGCCTCAGTGGCCCACTGCTTGATTACTTTC